AGTAGCCATGAGTGTACTCAAAGTACGCAGACCAAGAAGGTCGATCTTTACAAATCCCAACTCTTCAACATCACTCATATCAAATTGTGTACGGATATCATCGTTAACTGGACTGTAACGTAGTGGCATAGCACCTACCAATGGGTCCTTGCTAATAACAATACCTGCAGCGTGAGCACTAGCATGACGGATGTGGTTCACAACCTCAGGTAAAGTCTCAAACAATTGTGGGTATTTAGTTATCCATGGAGCGTATTCTCTACGGTACTGCTTTTCGACAGTCTCCCAATCAGCACCACGGTTCTTGATGTTCCAATCGTCATCAATAATATCTGACATTTTAGCAGCATCATCTTTATCAATACCCATACCACGGCATAGGTCACGCAATGCCTGACGTATACCAAGTGTGTTTAGAGTACCAATACTAGCAATGTTATGTCTGCCATATTTCTTTTCAAGGTAGTCACGCACCAATCCACGCTCTAGCTTTGGCATGTCAATATCAATATCAGGCATACTTACACGTTCAGGGTTTAGGAAACGTTCAAAGATAAGACCAGAAGGTATCGGATTTACCTCGGTAATGTCCATGCAGTAAGCAAGCAAGCTACCACCCACACTACCGCGACTAGGGCCCACAAGGAATCCTTCATTTTTACTCCAATCGATAATGTCTTGTACTGTTAAAAAATAACCTGGGAACCCACGAGTAATGATAACTTCCATTTCATACTCAATACGCTCACGGTAAATAGGTAACATGTCTTCTGTAACATGGCCTACAATCTTTCGTGCGAAACCTTCTTCAACAGACTCACGCAATTTACGTTCATCCATCTCCGCAGTGTTATAGAACACAGGCATCTTACGAGACCCAGGTACACGCGCATCACACATCTGTGCGATTTCGTTTGTACGATTGATCGCTTGATCAACAATACTTTCGGGTAGATAACTTAATCTGCTGCGGGTTTCTTCTTCAGAAAAAATGCAAAGCTGATTAGGACCATAGCTAAATCGTGTTGGGTCATCCATAGTCTTACCCATTTGCACAGCAGTCATTAGTTCATGGGCATACCAGTGCTCAGGCTTAGCGTAGTGTGCATCACTCACAGCAAGAAGTGGAACACTATAGTCAAGAGCTGCCTCTGCTACACGCATGTTCCATTCATTGCTTTCAGGGTCAAGATAAGTGTGAAGCTCTAAGTGAAAACGATCACCAAAAATAGCTTGATAACGGCTAATGCGTTCTACAGCACGCTGATAAACACCATCATCTTTGAGATGCTTACCAATACAACCACCCATACAACCACCAGTAACAATAAGACCTTCGTTATAACGTTCTAGAAGTTCCCAGTCAAAACGTGGGTTGCCGTAGTAACTACCTTCAATGTACGCCATGCTAGATAATGACCATAGATTCTCTAAACCTTTGGCATTAAGAGCCATGATAGTCATGTGGTCGTAGTTCTCACCTTTCTTACCAGTCTTTTCATGACGGTCATCAGTGAAATAACCTTCCATACCGAAGATAGGTTTAATACCAGCTGCATCTGCTGCATGCTGAAGACGAAGGTGCCCACTGCATTCACCATGATCGGTGATAGCAACGGCTTCTTGGTCTAAAGAAACTACGCGTTCCACTAATTGATCTACTGTTTGAAGTCCATCAAGGAAACTGTGTTCGGTGTGGACATGAAGGTGGACTAACTTTTCCATAACTCACTCATTATAAGTAGAGTAACCAGTGAAGTCAATTCGGTAGCGGAAAGGGAGGAAGCGATACCTAATTAACTCCACTGGTCTACTCTGGTTTGACTACTGACCTGCCATCTTGCGGCGTAGACGGTCTGCAGTAGTCTCTTCCTCGATACTGACAAACTCTTCTTCTGCGTATTCGTCATCGTCAACAGAGACTGAGGAGGGTGTGGATGCCTTTGGACTGAAGGCTTCCTTCTCTTTGACAATTCCGTGTAGCTGTGCATCGTAATACTCTTGGCTACCAATACGGTTTAGGAAAGCTTCAACATCGGGAAGGAACTTTGCGTAACGTGTATCGATGTTCTCGATCTCCTTCTTGTCAAGAGCAAAAGCCATGTATGTAGTGTCAGTTCCCTGACCTTGACGCATGATTTCAATCTCTCGCTCCTTGAGGCTACCGTACTTTTCAGTGATGACAGCAATCTGATTCCAGAAGTTACGCATACCCTGAGATACAATTCCCACGTATGGCTTCTTCTTTGTAACAGACTTACCGTCTACGGTCTCTTCATAGGTAGAAGTTACGTCACGGTATCCAGTTAACTTACGTTGACCATCAACCTCTTCGTACACTTCTTCACGGAGTACAGCAATGCCGTATCCAACGTCACGACGGTATGCTCCAGGTGCACCCTTCTCACGAGCACAAAGCTCACAAGAAGCGTCGAACACACTGCGACATACAAACGTCTTCTTCTTCCCATCATGTGATGGTACGTTCTCGTGGACAGGAACTACAAAGATGTCATTCGAATCTGTAAGAAAACGAAGTGCCTTTGTTTCTCCTGGTGTCCAGTAGAACCAATTTGTTTCTGTGTAAGTCTTAGGGGCTGAACCCTTTTGTGACTTTTCAATACTGGCCTTTACGGCAGCCATGCCTTTTTGCAATGCCATTTTAGTGTCTTTCTTTAGAAGCCCTTGGGCTGTTGGTTTTGGTTACTGCCTCGCAAGAGTATCAGTTTAACTTGTACAAGTCAAATGATGCTTTAACTGATATTCAAACGAACTTATTGGTGTAGGAATCCCCAACATGGTAGCAGGATCCTCGTCATCTGGTGTAGCAATGATACCAAGTTTTGTATAATTTTGCAATTCTTCGATTAAATGCTCAGTGGCCATACGACCAGGTGCATCGCCATCCATAAAAATATTTACCTTACTAAAGTTCCTTAGCAGGTTAATCTGTTGTTTATCAACTTTAGCTCCAAAGGTAGCTACGATGTTATCAATGCCGCGACTCTTCAATACAAGAACACTCATAGGGCTTTCAACCACATAAATTTCATCATACATCATAGCATTGTCTAGGTTGTATAGCCAAGATCCACGAGGGAAACCCTTGGAATTGCGATATTTGGGTACCCCCGGGACGTCCTCGAGCTTACGTGCTACCCACCCTATAAGTTTACCCCTCATAAAATGTGGAAGAACGACCCTGTCTACAGGCACATTTCTTTCACCTTCTGGCGTTTTTTGAATCTCTAACCTACCTGAGTCTACCCCTGTACGCATCTGCCGTTGTACGGCCTCTGAGACCCCTCTGGAGGTCAAATAATCGCAAGAACTCTCCCATCTTCTAAGGATAGTGTCGCTATATATAGGGATATCGGTATAATCCTGGTGTTTGGAGACAAAAACCCCTTCTAAACGTTCAATAAAATCCTCAACAGATACAACCTTAAGTTCTGCCACCTCATTCTTTAGATTAGCAATAGCGTCCTCACGGCTAATATTAAGGCAATTCTGGACTAACCAGATAACACTGCCACCACCACAAGTAAAACAATTGAACAAAAGAGTTTCTTTGTTGAGACTAGCTGATGGGCTGCTATCACCATTTTTATGCATACCAAACGGCAAAGGACAAGAATGGATTAACTCATCACCATTTTCTATAATTTCTCCAACTCCCAAGATATCCTGTAAAACTAATCTTGCATCTAAATTGTTAAATATTGCCGAAAGGTCCATCGTTCTTCAACTTTTCTAAAAATTCTTTGTTATCTTTCATAACTTTTTCCAAGAAAGCTTTATCTTCAGGACTTAAATCATTATAAGCTTGTTCAGATAATTTTTTTGGATCATCATTCATCATAGTTTTTCTCCACAACCATTGCAAAAGTTGAAATGTTTCTTTTGTAAAAATTCATGGCTTTCTAAACATTCTTCTGGTTTAGTCGCATCCAACAATTTAATTACATCACAAGGATATTGATCAACGCAATGTTTACAAATTAAACTTCTGTCTGATTGTTGGTGTTTGTCTCGTAATGCTTGACGTTCAGTTAGGTTCATCGTCCACGCAACTTAAATGGATCTGTCTTGTATTCGCCTACAATACGTACTCCACAATCAGGACAAAAGATGCGATTCCAAGGACGTTCTAATTTATCTCCGTCAAGGTTTTCATATTTTTCAATGTGTGGGCATTCATTCATTAGTACAACCACGCAAAAAACAATGAAAGCAAAAGTATCAAACCGAAGAACCCTACAATACAAAATGGTAGAAGAATAAAATACCAAAGATCTTCTCTATTTTTACCGCCATCAGAAAAAAACCATGCCATACCCATCCATATCATAAAAGGAACTACAAACTCTAAAATATGCCTAATCATTAGCATCCTCAAATTCTCGTACAACCTTTAACGATGTACGGTCTCTCAATTCAAATCCCATCATCCAAGATTTAAGATCACTACGTCTACTCTTCATAATATCCATAACAAGAGCTTCCTGTTGTTTCATCTCACGAGTAGCACCAATGCCAATAGCCATGTCTACAATCTGTTCGATCTGTGAGGATAGACCAATGTTACCTAGACCACCACGACCTTTTTTGTTCTTCATAGCTTCACGGTTGAACTGAGCAAGCCATACAGAAGCCATACCCATTTCACGATTGGTACTGGCGATGTCAGTAATAACTTCAGCCATCTGCAAAGATTGCACGTTACTAGCACTACCGTATGACTTCTCTGTAGTAACCCATGACAACTGGTCACCAACAACCATCTCCGCACCCCAGTGTTTAGCTTTAGAGTAAAGCTCTAGAACACTACGTTCATTCTTGCGTGCTGGTGAGTCAATCATGAGGTATTCACCAAATTCCATAATTTCTTCACGTGCTTCTTTTAGACGACGAAGCTCGTTAGGTGTAAGTTGTCCACGCTCATAACGACTATACGGAACACCACTAGCTAGGCAGTCAAGGCGCATCAAAGTTAGTTCTTTACGAAGCTCCAACGATGCAAAGTACACTTTGGTCTTGCGACGTGCTGCTTCAAGAGCGATAACTGATCCTACCCATGACTTACCAACGTTAGGAATACCTACGACAACCGCAAGTTCACCTTTCTGGATACCATACATGTGGTCGTTAAGTTCATCCCAACCAAGGTAGATACCTTTCTTGTCTCGAGAAGGGTTTGCTACCTCGTCCAAGTAATTGTTAACACGACGATCATAACCTTCACCATAAACTTCAAGACGCTCACGAGTACTAGTATCGTTCTGAATCTTAGACAGGCTATTAAGTGCTAAAGCAATACCAATTTCTGGATCTTCTTCTAGTGCAGTTGCAGCCTTGAGCAGAATATTTTGAGTAGTAGCTTTACGATACTTAGTCATCATCTCTTCAATGAGAACGCATACCAAGTAATCTTTCTCAGGCCATTCGTTGCGTGCAAAATAATCTGCAAACTTATTTTCTAGAAGTTCTTGAGTAGCTGTATCCTTGAACTCACTACGAATGTAGTAGTCAAGGCTGTATTCAAACAGTTCACGAACACCATCATCAAAGAAGTGCTCGCTGCGAACACCTTTGTTCCAAATCTCATTAAAACTATCTAAGTCAGCAAAGTGCCGTACCAAACTCTTTTCAATATCCATTACTGAATCTTCCTTACTGTTCCGTCCTTGATTTCATCAAGTGTACGATTACGTGCGTATTCACGGTAGTCAATTCCATCCATGTTGTGTTCAATAACTCTTTCCTTTAGGAGAGAAAATATAGCACCACCGTAACCATCCATCAATTCATCAATACCCATGTTGGTAGTAATAAACGTAGGACGATTATCCAACGCACGTTGACGCATTACATGGTCAAACGTTGCTTCACTCAGATTGTTCTTGGTACGGAATTCCTTACCAATGTCATCCAGAAAAAATACATCGCTCTTAACAACTTTGCTCTCAAAACGTGCCTTGTCATCATTGCTGCCCCACCCTCTGGTGAACTCATCAACCATCTGAGTGAATGTAGCAAAGTATACACTGTAGCCAAGCTTGACCAACTCTTTAGCAATAAGACTAGTGAGCAATGTTTTGCCTGTACCCCACGTACCGTGGTAGAGAATTCCCATACCACCTTTTACAAAATCTTTGTGTTGTCCAAGATAGATCCTAGCTAACGCCAAAGCTTTCTCGTCACCATTAAAGTCTGACCAATTAAGACGTTGGTAGTTAAGACCAATACCTGCACGTGAATAATGTTTATACAATTGCAGTTGTAGTTTACAGTCACCACATAAACCATCGGTGCATGTAGGGCATCCCTGCTTTGTAAATTTCTCAAACTGAGGATACTTCTGCTCTAAGTAATCGATTTCCTCATCATCAAGGAATTCATATTTTAGGTTGACGTAATCCTTTTCCCAATCAAACAGCGAATCGTTCAATGAAGTCATTGGTATTCATTAATCCTTCCGTACTATTTCTATTCTCGTTCTTAAGTTTTTGTTGTTGTAGTTCAATGTACAAAGTATCCTGAATCCATTTACTACCTTTACTGAATGCTGTTGCTGTCATCACCAAATCATTGAGCTTGCCTTTGTGATTGTCAAAGAGTAGTGCAACCATGGGACCTGCGTCAAGTCCGTATCGTTCCTTAAAACTCTTAAAGATAGCTGATTCTTTTACCCATTCAATATTGTAAGTGTAACCATGTGTTTCTTTGAACCGATCAGCAAAGTATATGAGTAAATCACGAGGTTGAGCATTTGCTAGATCAATACCAGCTACCAACTCTTCCTTGCTTTCTGCTACTTTTATTACAACAATTTCATCGTAGCTATCACTGTCATAGTTGACAGGTTCACCATCAAAACTTTTCTTTTCCATTTCTCGCTCCTCTGACTGATGCAAACTTATCACAAATGTCTGAGAAGATCTGGATCTTTTTGCTAACCCAATCGCGTGTCTCAGACTCAAGATCGTTTAGGTTTTTCCCATTAGGGCCAAGCGCTGATATGTTCTTTCGGTTGATCAACAAGAAACGCCACTGTGCATCATAGTCATTCGAGTCATTCTCTTCATGGCCATAGAGTTGAATCCATTGTTCATCAAGACCACATAGGTAACCTCTGTAAACAAATCCATCGCTGAATACTTGTACCTCTTGTCGTCTACCAGCAATAATGGCAAGGTTTCTTTCAAATACCATGTCACCAGCTTGTGCTAATTTATTTTCCATTAATCATTACCCGTTCCTGTATTAAACCAATTGTTAAAATCAAGGATAAGATCGTTGACTTTATTGTTGTTGCTTGAATCAAAAATATTGTATTCATACTTCTTTTTCTTTTTTACGGTAAGCATTTTGGCACACTGCCATGCAAATACAAATGGCAATACAATAATTGCAATTGGCAGCAACATTAAATACGCAATAGAAAGTGGAATAAACAAAAAAAATCTTAATAGTTTTGAATCAGGCAAACTTTCCATAAAATTTTTAGATTCCATTTTTATTTAACACCTTTCTTTGTACCATAAAACTTAGACCATTCTTTCTTAGGAGCATGATCAATTTTAATTGGTTTGTTCTTGTCAATTTCACGTAGTTCATCATAAATCAAGCTCATAGCGTAGTTCAGACCTTCTGCATAACCAGAATTCCAATCACCTTTGAAACTGACCATAAGATTCCAACGTTCCATCATTTTCTTACGTAGTTCGTTTAATTCTTTCATACTTTCTCCTTACTTATATTTTTATATAAGACCATCTGTGCCCATGTCATCACTGACATAGATATTAAAATCATCTAATGTATCGTATTGCTCAAAAAAATCTGGAAATTGCATATCGCCAATGTGGCATATACGAGGTATCATGTTATCTTCCATGATATCAATAACATCCTCGTCATCCCAATCGACGGCGACAGTTCCTATGTTTTCTCTCCATTTTTCTACAAACTCTTCAATATCATCAAGATTATCAACAAATACTAATCTTACATCACCGTAGAGTGTAGCAAAAAGTTCTTTAGATTTCAAATGAAAAGAACGAACATATTTTGCGTAATAAGAAGCACCCAGTACTTCTCGTGTAAGATCACTCTTGCGTGTAAACGGCAACTTGCTCCTGTAAGCTTCTATAAATGGAGCGTAATTAACCATTATATTCATAGCAAAACTTTCAATTAAACTAGCTGAATATTCTCCAACAATAAAATAAAATTTTGGTGCCAATCTTCCTTCACCATAATAACAAAAAAAGTCAAAACATATTTCGTTAATAATTGATTGACCAAGATCTTCCGCCCTAACTACACCAAAACCAAAACTCAAACCGTGTTCCCATATGTGACGATCTACGGTTTCGTATTCACGCCATTTTTCTATAGTTTGATCATCACCATAAACAATGATATCGGTAGCTTTTTCAATCTCATCCCTCCAGTCTTTACTTAAATTTAAAAAATCAAGGGGATTAGCAAACAATTTAGTTTCTATGTCTTTTGCATAATACTCAAAAACATTCTGTACAAGGAACATTTCATCTAATGTTTGTACGTATACACTAACGCTTTCTGGACCAGCCAATTTAATACACAGGTACACGCTTTTAGCTATAAGCCCTGGTCTTTCCTTGCCGCTAGCTATAATAAACCTTCTATTAGTTTTTTCTGAATATTCATCAAATGAATGAGGAACTCTCAACGATTCAATTAACATACGATAGTCGTCTTCTAAAAATCTACCGTATTGTTCCAGTACAACTGGCATATCCAATGAAGGATTAATAATCCAATTAGCCATTTTTAAGTTAGACTCCTGCCAAAGTTTCTCACATCATTCCAAAGATTGTTGTGATACCAGCGACTTCTAATCTGCGTAAAACCAAGGTTAACAAATAATTCATCCAAAGCTCTGGCGTTAGGACCACCATGACGTACTGGTGTAAATTGAAGATCACCCAATGGAGGAAATGGCAATTCATCGTCTACATCAAGCTCAATAAGTCGCTTAGCCATTTTTACAACATCAATGTTATCTTTAATTTTTGCATCATCTAATTTAAGAACAGTATCTAGGTCACCATGCTCGGCAATAAGCTTGGTAGCTTTCTTAGGACCAATACCTGGGATACCTTTGACATTGTCACCTTTGTCACCCATAAGTGCCCAGATCTCTGACAATCTTTCTGGTGCTATGCCCCATTCATTTTTTATAGCTTCTGTATCGTATACTTCAGCATCAATATCTTTATAACTGATGCTTGGTTTAACAACAATAATATTTTCACGAATTAATTGGTGTAAATCGTGGTCTGCACTAACAATAATAATTTTATCAAAAATGGTGGAATGTTTAAGTGCTGCAGTAGCAATAATATCATCAGCCTCAACACCTTCCAAACTCATGTAAGGTATACCACTCTTCAAACATAAATTCATAAACGTAGCCATTTGTGGTTTGAATTCAGTGGCAAATGCATCATCAATAGCAGTACGTGGTTTGTCGCTAGCTTTATGGCGATTAGCTTTATATTGGGGATCAATAGCTAGACGTTTAGTACTACGACCTTTATCGAATGCAATAAGAACGTGACTAGGTTCATATTTTCTAATCATGCTGGTTATAACGTTGTATGCACCATAAGCGCCCCACGTACCTTCTCCATTGGGAGCACTAAGACCATGACGCATTAAACCGCTGAAACTACGGATAAAAATATTATGTCCGTCAATTAATAGTAATGTTTTTTTATTCATTGTCGTAATTGCCTTTGCGATATCTCTTGCGACTTTTCTTTATAGGTTCTTTAAAGGCATCAACTCTTAAGATGATTAACCGAAGTTGACGGTCTGTCATCTTATCCACTTTCCTAAGAAAGTGAGCTATCTTCAGTATATCATTCAAGCTATACATACGTGTGCCTGCAGCACTTCTTTGAATATCTATGTGATTCTTGTAATGACGTTCTTTAGCACGGAATGCTTCTGGTCGTAAATCAAAGAATGCTGCAGCCATACCCTGTGTGTACATGGGAATGTTATCGCGTATTGATGGTGTGCGTTGTGGTCTTTTAGAGACTTCTGACATAAAATGCTGAACGCACCTTACCTGGAGTAGTAGCTTGAACGATTTGTTCCATACCAATATTGCCAAGTTTAAGTTGCTTTTCTAATGCATCTTCGTTAAGTTCATGGACAATAGATGCAACAGTAGTAACTTTGCCATCTGGGGTCTGAGTTTTAGTAATAGTCTCTACGACATTAACAACTGACTTAAATTGATCATCATCCAGAATTTTTTCAAGAAGGTCAATGTCCACAGCAAGTTTTCCACCAGATACTTCTTTGGAGAGTTTAATACCATTCTCAGGACTAACAAGGTATCCACTGGTGGAAGCAGGATCATCGCCTTGCATGTTAATTTTAAGGTCAATGACTTCAGTAGCATACTTCTTAATAGCAGCTTCACGTCCCTCAACAATGTCTTTAGCCGTACGAACTGCTACAAGCTCAGCAGCAAGCATATCAATTTCTACTGGGGCCAATGGTCGAACTTCACTGAGATCACTTGTATACATAACTTCATTGAGTACACTGAATGCTTCTACGGCTACTACGAGGCCATTCTCGTCAGCACTGTTGCGACGAATGTCAGCTCTGGTTGGAGCTTTGGCTGATTCCCCATAGGTAGGTTCCGTAACCTCCCGAAGGTTGGTAGTAGTAACTTCCTTCTTCTTGGGCATAATATAATTTTGTGGCATTTCTATTCTCCTTACTTAGGTTTGTACTTATAGTAACATAATAGTTATTAGGAATCAAATCGGCTACGCCTTTCTGATTTCCATGCTTTTTGTGGTTACGTAGTAGATATCTCCACCAACACCTAAAGCGGTTTTTGTTGCAACACGAGCAGCTTTAATAACATCTGCTTTAGTCCATGGACCAGTATCACCTAGACTGCCAAAAGCTTCGCTAGAACCTGATCCCATTGCCCATCTTCCACTAACTGGAATAGTAACTGAAAAGTCTTCATCAATTGAAATCAATGTATTATCCCAAGCCATAATAATGCCAGCATCGAATGTTTGAATTTTTTTAGAAGTTTCCAAAGCACCGTGTTCATCAAGAGCAGTTCTCATGGACGGAACAACATCTTTAACAACAAATTGTTCAACATGATCACAATGAAATTCACGAAATTCTGGCCATTCAGTCCAATGTTGTACTACCTGCATTGCTCTAACACTACCACAACCACCAAAAATAAACTTACGTTCTTTGTCAATCCACAATTTGCTAGGTCCCTCATCACTCTTAGAATAGTCCCAAGAAAATTGAGAATCAGCAGCTATAACAATACCGTCTTGTTTTGTAATTGCAGCAGCCAATACTGTCATGATTATCCTTTTTTAAGAGTAGCGTTCACTTGAATCTTTTGAATGTTTACATTCTCAGGATTCTTAATATTTTTTTTGGCATACTCAGCTTCTGAGTAAACGCCAACTACTTTGTTCTTTTCCTTAGTGGTTACAACCCAAACTTGCATTAGTAATATTCCTCATCATCATTAACTGTGCTATCTTCCATAATCGATTCAAGCTTTTCAATAAATTCTTCTGACGACACAGCTTCATCAATAATGGTATCATCTTCTGTTGTTTCTTCAATAGCCTCTTCTTCTTTAGAAGTTTGTTGAGTCAAAAGTTCTACTACTACTGATGCAAACTGAGGACCTACAATTTCATCCCACATAGCAGCAAATTGTGATGGCATTGTTTCAGCTTTGATTTCACCATCAATCAACTTAACCTCACAACCCACTTCTGGTTTAATCCAGTCCCAGTCACCTTTTTCGTTTTTTACCTGAAGCGTAGCTCCAATGCTTACACTAAGTTTAATTTCCATTGTTACCCTTTTTCTTCTTATCTTCCATCAAACTTTGCAAACTATTCATTATATCTTGAGATTCACTCATCAAATAAGGATCTACTTCTAAACCATTCCTTAATGTAGCTTCCATGAATGATGATATCACACCCATAATTCTTACCACGGAACTTTCGTAAAAATGATATTCCAAGCGTGGCGACATAGAATCCTGTGGTATATTTTTGCTACTTTCTTCTAATTCCATCATCTTCCTTTGTTTCATATCTTTTTCAATTTTACCCAACAAATGTGCCAAATAAAATTGTGATGCAGCTTTTAAATAATACTTCTTATATGTTTGCATACTATTCCTTTACTTTACTATGTGCCCCAGGCAAGACTCGAACTTGCAACCTGCGGGTTAGAACTCCGATGCTCTATCCGTTGAGCTACTAGGGCTTAATGTTCGATGTTGTGTTCCTTGTCAAATTGTTTGTGAATCTTTTGCCAGATCTTCTTGCGTCCTAGATAATACCCAAGAACAAAAATAACTAGTTCTTCTACTATAGTAACAATACTTTCAGCAATCAAATGATTAGGATCACTAAGAATATGCCACCATGTTTCGTGATGCATTTTACTCCCTACTTAGTTGGTATCGTATATATTAACATCAATCCCGTTGTCGCGCAAAACATTAAGTGCTTCTTCGTAAGCTGGATTAACCATGCTATTAGCTGCTGGTGAAGCAGTTTTAATTACACCTTTGATCCACATACTGTTTGGTCCAGGGTTACTAAATGCAGCTATTAATTTTGGTTGTGCTGGTATCTTAGCTAGTTCAAGCATAATTTTTGCAGCTTGGTTAAGTGTCATTACTTCTTACACTTACAATTGCCATTACACTTAGATGTTTCTTCAGGAGCTTTAGACTTTTGGTAAATACCAGCTTTAACACCTTGTGTAAACATGTGAATAAAAAATCCAACTCCAATAAAAAATAAAGCTGGAAGTATCAATACTAAAATTACGTGCATATTATTCTCCTATATCCCAATCATCATATGATCCCAAACGCACGACATGTGCACAAGGATCTCCACCGTCTTCCCATGACTGTTCTTCGCTATCATGCATAGGAAAACCATCGTGGGTACTGCAGAACTGTTCACTGCAATATTGGTGGTCTACACCGTATTGCAACCATTCTTCGAATGTCATAACTATCCAATCTTTGGTGGCACTGAAGCCAAAATCTTACGTTTATCTTCAAGACTCTTTTTTGCTTCTGAAAAGAGAAGTTTCCATTGCTTACAAATATTAGTCCATGTGTGCTCTTGGATCCAATCGTAAGCAAGATTAGCCTTAGCTTGTGCTTCTTCAGGATTATCCTTAATATATAGAATAGCATCAGCTGCTTGTTCTACACTCATCAAAGGACGCATACGTTCATTGTCGTTGTCCTTAATAATCCAGTGAGAAGGCGTGTGACCACTATCAACAATCCATCCACGTTCAGCATTCTCTCCAAGGATTTCTGGAACACTGGTATTGCGTGGTGCAACTACTGGTAGCTTTGTAGCCATGGCTTCAGTAATACTCAACCCCCAACCTTCACCATGAGTAGTGGTTAGGTATGCATCACTAGCATTGTAGATACCGTTCAGAAATTCAACAGGAAACCCACTGTGTGCACCAAATTGACGTGGATCTGGAACTGTGAAGTGTTTATTTGGATCAAGACCCATTGCACGTGCCATTTCTAAAACACTGCCACCAAAGTCTTTTTCTTGCATGTGCATGTAAAGAAATACATCTTCCACGCCACGGTTTACAATTTCTTTCATAATCATAAGACTACGCGAGATATCCTTGCGACCCTGATTACGGTTAACATTGGTAACAATAAATTTATCACGCATTTGTTCTGGAAAAATTTGATTACGTGCTTCAGCTCTTTTTAACTTATCCATAGCAAAAAAGTCTTTAGTATTAGTTCCATGGTAAATAACATGTTGATCATCTGCAAATTCACCAATAAACTTGCGACTTTCATTCTTAGCGTACTCAGTATAAGCAACAGGGTAATCAAAATGAGCAACACACTTAGTAACCCATTCTTCGCGTGGACCACAATCAAATGGGTAGTAGTAAATAGTTTTAAAACTACCTGGCTTAGTATTCTGTAGTTCAGCAATCTGAGTAACGATGTCAAGCACAATAAACGTATCTTGCACAATAAAAACCAAATCGTATGGACGTTGTGCTAACATGTCAAGAAATACTTGACGACCAAATACGTCACCGTATGGTCCTTGTGTGCGAAGAGCACTAATAGCTGGCCATAGAGTACCAGGCCACTTATTAGTATCGTATGGACCACCATCGTAATTAACACCTACTACATCAATTTCATACTGACCTGATTTTTGCAATTCTCCCATAATATTTTTCATTACAGTGCCAAATCCAGTACTGCATGCGTAGTCACCCCACGCAAGCACTCGAGTCTTATTCATCCGCTACTCCTTATAGATCTTCATCTAGGATAGTATCATCAGCATAATCTGTTGTCAAGTTCTTGTATGGTTTTCTGCCACGACCTTTGATTTTTTGATTAGAAACAGCTTCAGCTTTTTTTAACAATTCTTCTTTGACAATTTTATCAGATTCAAACGTGATATTTTCTACTTTTATGCCCATGCTTTTACGAAGTTTGACACGTTGCACTGGTGTTGTGCCAGCCCAGTATCCATGTTCTTCATACCTTAAAGCATGCTTTAAACATTCATAACTGACTGGGCAAATCTTGCAAGCTTCAATAGCTTCTTTGGAATATTTTTGTCCATGCGATGGATAGAACATTGAGAGATCTAGTTTAGCACATATGGCATCATCTTGCCATTTATAATCTACTGTTAAATTTTCCATGTTGTTTTACGGAAGGGCCTCGGGAGGAGTCAAGGTAAGAACACCGACTGCAACTCCCGAGGAAGACCAGGCCCTTCAGGAAGAAGCTTTAGATTAAGCTCTCTTCACTATCTAGGACCAGTTTTCCTTCTTTTTTACATCCTTTCAATTAAAATAGGAACCCTTTGGGGGTTAAATCAATAGTATCTTCCATGTCGGCGTTTTCGTCTACAACTCCCCTAATGGCTTCCGCCTCTGCTCTTCTTCTAAGAATTTTTGCATCCACCCGCTCTTCAATAGTTCCCACTGCGACTGGACGGTAGATCCAGGTATGACTAATGCCCTTTGACTTGCTATCGGCACGATTGATACGGTTTGCCCTTTGTTTGTAGTCTGAGTAAGTCCTAGGAATTTCGATGTTCCAAAGATATGGTGCATATAAATTTAAACCTTCCTGACCTACGTCACTGGTAATAAGTATAGCAGGTCCTTTGGTCTCGTTGAAAATTTTAATATTTTTGGTTACTTGATCACTGCTCATACCCACTCCCCAAATTGGCAAAATTGGAATACCAGCAAATTTTGTTTTTAATGCTTCTAGGTATGGGAACAAAGTTCCATGTGTCCAAAAGGTGAACAAAACTGCTTTGTCGCCATTCTCAATATAAGATTCCAAATTGTCTTCAATCAATTGATACTTAGAACTATTAAGAATGCTAATGTCTGATCCAAACTCAGCTACAATTTCTTTAGCAAAATTACCATCGCTGTTTTTAAGGCCTTCCGTAGAATTACAAATCATGCGAAGAGTATCAATATAAGACCAGTTGGCTACAGTGTTATCAGGATTATAACGTTCACGAGCACGTTCTTCAGCCCAATCATAAATCTCACGATCAATATCTGACAGTTCATACACTAAACGTTTTGGCATGCTTTCTGGGAATTGAGAAGCAATTGTTGGATCACTCTTCATTGCAATGTGAGTCCAATCTTCGTGCTTCTTGCCAAGAACGGGCAGTTTATTGCGATCCCATTCCTTGACATACGTTTCCTGGACGAACCCATTGTTGAAAAAACCAAATTCTTTTCCATACATAGCTTTGAACTTGTCTCTATTCATGTCGCTTACGTCAGGAATGCCAGGTGCCACAACTGCCATAATATTGCGAATGTTTAAAGGGCTGGTTGTGTAGGGAGTGGCAGTCAGTGCCAGAACTTTAGCGTCAATACCTTCTTGATTGATGAGTTTGAAGAATCCATCGCTCAAAAGGCTGGTTCCTGTATTAATCTTCTGGGATTCGTCAATTACAACAAGAATGCGTTTACCCTTTACCATTTCCAGTACTTGTTCTAAATCAGTACGGTCATAAGATTTAACCCTACGACGTTCTCCTTTGACTTTTTTCATAGACCCATCACGGACTTTTTCATAGTTAAGTACTAACACTTGAGCTTGGGTTTCTTTGTAAAATGCATGACGTTTAATACGTGTCATTTTTTCATTAACCCGATCAACCGTAAGGTGGGTCATACGTTTGTATTCTTGTTCCCAGTCATATTGTTTGATTTTTTTGCAGAAAACTAATACCTGATCAATATCGTTATTGTCAAAAAGTTTTTGACTTGTTAAGCAACTGAGTAGAGTTTTACCAGCACCTGTGTCCCATTGCACCAAAACTCTTGGTTTATCAGAATGCATTTGTTCCCATACGTAATTCAATCCAACATGTTGAAAAGGGAATAATTGGTGATCAACCAGGAAAGGGCTATTAACTTCATAAGGGTTCTTACTACAAGCCAAAAGTGTATAATAACGTTCTTTAGCAGATTCGTCTTCAAACGACAATTCATATCCGTTATACCTGATCAAATCATCAAACATACTGATTTTGTCACGATTACGAAGAGTACCGTAAGAATCTAAAGAAAATAATTTCTTGACTTCTTGGTCCAAGGAGCTGTATCTTAGTACACCATTGAGAGTTTCACTACGTTGAACATATATATTCTTTTCCAAAGACATGAGTAAATCATATCAGAAACCAAGAATTAAATCAAATTGAATTATATATAAACTGAGATGTTACGTAGTAAGTAGATGGTCCAGCAATAATTGGTATTTGAAAACGTTCAGGGAAAGTTAACGATGTATTCTGGAAGTAAGGTTTTTGGTCTACTACTGTACGTGACTCTAACTCGTTGGTTTTACTATTACCAATATAGTCCATATTCATTTCTGCATAATATGGATTAGATTTATAATAAGGAACAATACTCATTCCAGATATAAAAATGTTTGGGTCCAAAGCAGTCATTCTCATTTGTATGCCGCTTGCTGGTAAACCTGATGTAGTGCTAATAAAGAAGTTAGGATTATTGACATTACCAGTTATGTAATGATAGTTATTTGGATACGTTGAACCACTAAATGTAGTATATTCATATCGCAACGGGTAGTAAAATGGTGCATTTGCAGCTACATAAAATACTTCGTTTACTCCACCATTTAACTGTTCAATTTCGGTAAAAAATTGCGTATAGTTTTTAGCAGTAAATCCTGTTAATTCAACATCGTACCATGTATTAAGTGGAACCATCATTGTTGCAAAATCGTGAAATACTAGAACATTTTTGTTTCCTGCATCATCAAGAGCATTTAAAGAAAAACGATATGAACCGTTATTAGTAAACGGCAATAAAATTCTCATAAGTGCACTAATACGCATATTGGCACGATCTTGTGGGGTAATCCATGAATTTGATGGTGTTGGGAATACACCAAGTTGAAATAGTTTATATTTTGGCAAATTATTGCCACTAATAACTAATTGAATGGTGCCAGCTGGAATACCGCTAATAGTGTAGTTGGTAGCTGCTAAAGAACCAATATTACTGCTTGTTCCACTAATATATGTTAACGTATTACCACTAACAGTAGTTCCAGATATAATTGTGTTAGATACTGGATTATAAAAACGAGTACTTGCTGAAAGAGTTCCGTTTACTTTTGAAATACCAGATGCTGTACCAGAAACTTGTGAATTTACTGTAAAATAATAATTAGTACCAGAGGTTAATTGATTGTATTCACCAAAACCAACATTACCAAGTCCAGGTGCAGCAAATTGTAGCTTCCATGGCTCTGCTCCACCGTAACCAACGCCTGGAATTGTCCATGTATAAATAGCAGTAAACGATCCACCACTAACGGTTATGCCACTTGCTGTTCCAGAAACCTGTTGGTTGATTGTATTTCCATTAACCCATTGGACAGTTGTTGGTGTGATTGTTGTTCCGCTACCTGCACTCCAATTTGAATTATCAATAAAATTAGCATAGTCATAATAAAGCAAGTTTCTTGATCCAGAATATGTAGGAGAAGAAATGCTGTATCCAACACCAGGTATATTTTGTGTTACAGAAATAATAGAACTAGTTCCAAGATTGCCAACTTTTTGTCCTACAGCATTATAAAAATAATTGCTATTGAGGTTGTTTGGATCATTCATTAATACTTGATCATCAGTAAGGAAACTTGACCAGTCACTATCAATTGAACCAAAGTTAAAACTATTAAATGTTTCAATGGTTGGAAACCATGGCGTGGATGCTTGGTCATCAGGATTCATTACAATATAACCAGTACCTGATGCCACAAATCCATCAGGTTGATTTGGTATTAAATTTTGAGGAGTAATACGAATATCATCGTATAGTTGTTCATAGAAAGCAGTTAAGTATTGAATACCAGTAAAATATGCTTGGTGCCAAACTTGATTAAAAGTTGTTTGCGTATAATTGTGAACTTGAACATTTGGGAATCGACGTTGCAAAAATTGATTGTATGCAACACCATTATAATTACCATTTGCATCAACTGTTTTGTAACTTACAGTTGGATCAAAAACATAAGAATTGGTATTGTTGCCTACAGTTGTTGTGTTCCCACCAAGTTGAGAATCGTTAAGAGCACTAAGTTGTGGCCAAGAATTTTTGTTAGCAACTGTGTTAGATGAAAGACCAAACAATGTTGATGAATTAATATTAGTATTGGTAATAGTTTGTGGATTGTTGTTGTTTCCAATGTAAGAATATTGCACTGAATTACCATCAATAATTTGATTTTCAAGATTGTAATAATATTCTTCAACATCAGCAGGAAAAACATTAATTGTTCGTGGTACACTATCAAATGGCAAATCGTACGCCTCAGCGACAAGTTTTACAAATTCAAATTTTAAATATGTAGCTGTAGTTTGTGGTATTTCATAAGTACCTTTACGAAGCGTAAAATCGTTTGGAATAGGTGTCCATGTAAATGTATTTGGATCTATTGTTCCGCTATTGGTAGATTGTGTTGTAAAATAAATATTAAAACGACAACCGCTGTAAAGTGGATCAATATATAAACGATTGATAGTTTTTGGATTTAATGAGTCATCAGTTAAACATGCATAAAAATAAACAATAGAATCACTAGTAGGTTGTGGTCCAGATTTCCAATATAAATTATCATTGGTAAACATATTATTTACTGGATAATTTGCAAAAGAATAATTTTCTAGAAATCCAAAACGATTTTGAGTATTAATTGATGCTGGCATCATACCCATTGTTGGTGCAGATGTATTTGACGGAATATCAGAATATTGCAAAACTAACAATCTGACTGAGAATGCTTGAACACCAACTGAATAAGCTACGTTAGTAGCAATACCGTTAGTGACAGTTTGAATTGCTATGGTTCTTGTAATTTTTAATTGCAATTGCAAAGTTGAAAAAGTTTGAGGCGCTATATATGTTAAACGAGTAAATTCATCTGTTGTAAATATATTAGAACCACCATTTACTACAAACGTAGAAGATCCTGGTGCTGGAATTATGTTGCCGCTATTTGCATCAAGATATAATATTTCTACAAAACAAGGAACATTCAATATATCAAAAGTGATATAATTAAGATCTGTTTCAATAGCTAGATCATAAGTTAATATTACTGGTGTGCTATTTGGACCACCAAAATCTTGAGTCGAAATCCAATTTGTTTCTAATGATTGATTAAATGCAATAGCATTATTGTGTCCATTAATAATATTGGTATTTGGATCGGTGTAACCAGTTTTATTAGTGAGGCTACGACCAATGGTATCAATAACACCTGTTTGTGCATAAACTTTGTTATATACTAATCCATCTAATGTCAATGGTGGCAAAGAACCAATTGGACCATTTGCTACATAATCTTTTAATGGATCTGTATGGTTAGGTAGAACTGACATTATTGTGCACCATACATCGTTGAAGTAACTTGCAAAGTTGGTTGAGCAACACTTTGACCAGGGCCATTTATACCATTATTATCGGTAGAAGTAACGTTGGCAATATTCCCAGTAGCATCTATAGATATTTCTTGGGTTTGTAGGTGAGCAAAATAAGGTGCATTAATTGGCATTCCATTCATCAACCAATAACGTGTTGAAGCACCAATTGGAATATTTATTGGAGTTACAATGTTGTTAGCAGTTACTGACGGTTGAAGGTAAAAATATTCAGAGTAACCAGCTGGTTCCATTGTAGTTGGATTTCCATTCATATCCATTCCAGATATAGTTACAGAAGTAAATGGGATTTGATTTAATGTGTTTTGGACTGGACCAAAACTAATAATAAAATTAGAAGGTATAATACTTTGAATAACTTGTAGAATTGCTTGTGCTTTTCCTTGATCCCAAGTAAAGAAAGAACCATCACTTATTGGAAGAAGAACAATTTCTTGATCACTGTTTACACCTGATCTACCATAACCTTTTGTTCTCCAACCTTCTACAGCATAGAATCTAATACCGCATGATGCTTCACATAACGTTAAAATTGCCCATAGAGTAGCACCGGTTTGGTAAGCTTCTGCTGCACCCAACAAACGTTCTCTATAATTAGCATCTTTGCGAACAATTTCTTGCCATTGAATTTGTTGCAATTGGTCAATGAATGGATTAGTGGCAAAACTATAAATTTCTGATGATAGTCGTTTCATATTGAAAATTTGACCAAGGATATTGTCCAAATTATCAAATTCAATAGTTTCTTGACCTAATCTAGCTACAGTTTGAATATTTTTTAATTGACCAGTTCCACTATTGCCTAACAAAATTGTCATCAAAGTAGTTAAATAATCACCTTCATTAAAATTATAAACTGTTTCAGGAAAATTTAAAACTTTAGAAGCTAAAGTTGAATGCGGTGATATTGAAAAAATATTACCAGCCATTAGAATGTACTCGATCCTACAACGTTATAAACAATATTATAAAGTTTTGGCAATTGATTGCTGGCAAGAATAAAATCAGACGAGTATGAATTAAGTATTGTACCATCAAGTGCTACTGTGCTAACATTGGTAATTCTTGCATTAGCAACACCAGCAACGCCAAGTATTTGTGTTTGTAGGTTTGCAAATGAAATATTTCCAAGATAATTAAAGTTTGAAAAATATTGATTTAGTTGATTTGTAACGTTGGCTTGAACAGTTGTTAAACTGTAACCCGGCAAAAGAACAATTCTTACATTTATAATAAGGTTTTGAAAACTTGCTTGGTGCACCAACGTGTTAACACCTAGTGGTCGACTTTGTTGCACAAGTCCCTCAACGTCGACAACATCACTATTGTAATCATGATTGTAAAGAATTGATGAGTTACCAGTATTAGGAAGTGCAGGCCATCCACCATAAGCAGAAGGTGGAGTAGCTGTATCAAAAGCTAAACCAGTCATTGATTTTACACTATTGCTATTATCAGTAATATCGTAAAGTGAATATACCAATGCTTTACCACTTGTTACAACAGTTCCACTATTAGCAACCATTTGGTTTAACATAATTCCACTGCTCATTACTTGCATAATGTGATATGGTTGTCCAGAAAGAACAACACCATCATTTTGTAGACATAATCCTGGATACAAGAAAGTGTTTGCATTGTTAATTTGTATAAAATTAACACCAGAAACAGTTGTTCCGGAAACAATAACACCTGAAGAATTAGTATATGTATAAGGAGTTGGCACAACTGTGCCAGTAAAAGTAATGTATGGATAAGGGTTTAAACAAATACCATACGTAATGCCACTGCTAATTACATCGTTGTAAAGAACAACCATATCAGACATGCCACTTTGTGAAGTACCGATTTGTGACGGGAAGTTAATAAGTGGTTGACGATCCATGGAAACATAGATGTCACCACTAGTAGCAGTATTGGTTGATGCAATACTACCATTGCCTAAAACATAATTGTTTGTATTTAGATATGGTGTTGGATTTCCCGAAGTAAGTATGTTGTTGGGATTAAAAACGGATTGTTCGCTAGCATTAAGTGCTATTGTACCATTAACAAATATATCAACAAAATTACCACTTGCTACAGATGTTACTCTGCTACAAGCAGGATTATATTCAGAAATTACTTCAACAGTATTGCCAATAAATAAATTTGCATAATCAGTTGGATTAGCAATTCGTAGATAAAGTTGTGGTGAATAGGTTCCACTTACGGTAGATGAACCAATAAAATAATAGTAATCAGAATTTGGTGTATAAATAGTTTCGCTAGCAGAATTAAGATTAGAACCAACTAGTTCATTGCCTTGAGGATAAACAAATCCACTGTATGTTCCATTGTATGATTGTGTACCTAAGGCACCAATATCTGGATTAAGACTTGTTACATACTCTGTGTATGTAGATCCACTAATAGTGACAAGACCACTGACAGTAGTATTGTTAAGGGTACTACCACTACCAATTGTTAAACGGTAAGGGCTTGGACCTCCAAAAGTAATGTTTAATCCACTAGTAATTGTATTTCCTGTAGGCACTGCAGAAACGTTTAAATAACCAAATGGGTATACTCCACTAACCATAGCTTGTAAACCGGATGCTAATGCTGTACCGGTTGTTGAAGAAGGAAATCCACTATATGCAACTAATGTTGTACCACTATAGGTAGTTCCATTAATTACATTGGTCATACCACTATAAGCAACCAGTTGGAATGTAACATTGCTAGATCCACCACTAATAGTAGCTTGAATAGCAAGTTGTTCATCATAAAAATTTTGAGCACCAACAGCATTAGCAGTTGTTACATTAGGATCTTGATATGCCGTAAGAATATATTTACCATTTGTTCCAGTGGTATTGTTGAAAGCTGTAGCTTGCCATCTTGCACGGAATTGTGAATCTGCTTCAGGGTCAGCACCGTTGGCAATTGGTGATAAATTAGTAACACTAGTTACTCCAAGCAATGTTGTTGCTAGTGCGGTAACTGTATTAGCAGGAACATTACCATAAATTCCAGGCAATGATGCTATAATTGGTACACTAACTGATGTTAATCCAATTGGAATAATTGCTGGGGCTGTTGTTGAATAGTAAATTGGCGTTGTGTACGTTGCATTTACTGGAACCGCTACTTGTGTTCCGATAGGAATATTGATAATACTTGTAGCAGGTGCATTAGTTGTAAATGTTACTAATCCAATAGCTCTTTTACCAAGTTGACGGTATACACCAAATAAGTTACAAAAATTATCTAGATCGCTACCCGATTTAGTGTTAATATCATAACTATAAGTTTGTAGAACAGAATTGTTGTTTGCATTAGCAATTTCTTGAGCTACTGATTCTAGAATTTTGTAAGTAGCACTACCAACACTTACGTCCCATGTTGGGTCATAAGTAGATAGAGCCGCCTGCAATCTTGATAATACTCCTGTTGTATCAGCCATTTTGAACACTAACTCCGTTTGCGTTTATTGATGTAAGCAAGGTAACTAAATTACCTGTAAGCGTTTGTAAAACAATTGTGGCATCTATTTCTGTGCCATTGTTTTTGTTAATTTGCGTTGTAACTGAAACAATTTTTTCAATAATTTCGTTTCTGTTCCAGTTAGACAATTGTGCAGAATTTTGAGATTTTTGTAATGATAGAATTTGTTGACCCTGGTATAATTGTAATACTCTAAGTATTTCATTTTCAACGGTACTAGTACTATTAACTGCTTGTGACGTTCCAATCATTCCAGGTAAAAGGCTACCAAAACCAGGCGTAGTAAACCCTATTCCTAATGGTTCTTTAAGCCATAGGGCAATGTCTTGAGCTAATTTATTTGAACCGTAGGAAAATTGCAGTTTCCCACCATTAAGTTGAATATCTCCATTGCTAACTGTGATCGTCTTCATAATATCTTAGGCAAAATAAGGGGTTTTATACATTAGTACTTGATAATCTTGGTAACCACGGCATATGGTTGCATGTTATTGTGACCAGAAGCTGTTGTAGCGGTGTTTCCGCTGGTTGTAAGCCCCGTTTGGGCAGGCACTGTAAAACCAAGACCAGGAATGGCTACACTACCTGTAACTGCTTGTGAGGCAATAGAAAGAGATGGAATAGAAAGAGATGGAATGGAAAGTCCTGGAATGGAAAGTCCTGGAATGGAAGCAGAATTAACAGTGAGTGAAGGGATGCTAACACTAACTCCAGATAGACTGTGGGAGTGACCAGAATCACTGGCACTGACAGTAATACTTGGTGTTTGAGAGTCAGTAGATTCTGAACTAATACGTGCTGACTTAACACCACCAGTTACTGTACCTGTACCAATATTATAAGAACCGGTAAGATTGCTCGATACTTCCCAAAAAGGACCAGCTGTAGGAGTTATACTGTGGCTGTGAGAACTTTGGGAAGCACTTGCACCAATATTAGCATTACCGGTTGCAGTATTCCCAGAACTAATACTAGCACTACCTGCTGAAGTTGTGGTTGTACCAGTGTTTCCTGTACCGGTAGTACCCGTACCAGTGGTACCTCCACCTGTAGCACCGGTACCAGTAGAACCGCCAGATGTATTTAAACTTACGCTAGAACTTGTACCTGTGTTGGTTGTTCCTGTAGAACTTGGTACTGTAAACGTGTGGGTGTGAGTTGCTAAAGGTGTTTCTGCAGTAACAAGAGTGTGGTTTTCTTCACCACTAACTGCTGCTAAAGTTCTATTTGTAAGACCAGTTCCAGAACCTGCGCCGATAGATACTCTTCCTCGCATATCCGGTACATTAAAATTAGTGCCTGATCCACCCCATGCATAGCCAATTGCGGCAAATAGGGCAGCATAAGTAGTAGTAGAATAGTTAGAACCGTCGCAAAGCAAATATCCACTTGGAGCTGTTGCTCCAGCATAATCAAGCATTACTCCTGGAGGAGTTGAAACGCTAACAGGGTGTGGTTGAAATGATGCTTCAATTGGGCTTGTAGCAGTTAATACATAACCAGTTGTAGTTTGACCACCACTTATAGCAATGTTGCCAATGCTTAATGATCCATTAATTAATATTCCACTAGCAACTGTTACATTGTTAAGACTGCTAGTCGCTGGTGCTGGCAGTGAGGCAGTGCTATTAATTTGACGAGTATTAGGATCAAACAAACCGGCATATAGATATAGTCTATAAAGAGTAGTACGTTTTTCTACCCACCAGACTTGGTACTGTTGAATTTGATCAAGAACTACACCAGCTGGCAATGCTTGTAGGTCAATTTGATATTGAAAACCATTTTGATCAAAACCAAGACAATAGTAATTTTGGGAAGCACCAGCTGTATTGCTAAGGGGATTAATTTGTGGATTAGACGTTAGGGTAACTTTGCGTACACCAGATTTAGTATCATACTTTTGACCTGTTACACTCATTGTACAAACTCCAGTCCGTAATGCATAACTGTTCCATTTTTCATTGGAGCAGTCATCGTTGCCTGAGTAGTAAACCCACCACTTCGGTCACCATTGTGTGTTACTGATACACAATAGAATTGGTATTGATCTTGACCGCCGCTTTCATTGTCAAGGTTAAGAACAACTCTCATACCAGGGTATAGTTCTGGCATAAAAGTAAGCGTTACGTTGCTTGTAAATTGGTTTGCCCATTGTTGCATAAAAGTTTGTAGACCAAAGAAATATTCAAGAGCGTGGCTGTGGATAACATTTACTTCTTGTGGAAATGGTCGAATGCCATATCTTTGTAAGAAATTGAGAGCAATTTGAGCATTTTGTTGGTCAGTTGCAGTATTACCTACTTGTTGACCAAATAAAAGTTGCATAGTGGTAACATCTTGAATACTAACAACACCATTGGTACTCATGTAGTCAACAATGTTAATAGATTGACCAATACCTGAAGTATCACCAATAACTGCTACGTGAGTAACTAATGCATCATCACTGTGGTAAATTTGGAAGTCAATAATTTCAATATCACATATCTCCATTACAGGATCCATACCATAAATTCCATACCAATCAGGAAACCAAGCTACAAAATCTCCGTTGGGAGCACTCATATATGTTCTTAATCCAGCTTGCACTACTTGATGCAAATCTTGCATTAATGGATTATCCAATATAAACGCTCTTGGAGTACCTTGGATTGTAGAAGCAACAATGTTGTAATTAGGTGATATCCATTGAGTATTCCATCCTTGAATATCAGTAACTAATGTAGAAGTTTCTGTAGTTGAATAATTAGCATTGGCAGATGTGCTTGGTACTGTTACAGATTGTCTAAAGTATTGACCCCAACCTGGGTGTAGAGTTAATGGTCTACGAGCACCCATATATGACATTCCCCAACCAGGAGGGCTTCCGCCATTTTTAATTTGTGACCAATAAACAGGACTTTCTCCTACAGGTTTGCCATAGGTAGATGATTGAATCATTGTTGCTTTGTCGTTTATAAATGGAGTTTCAAGGTAAGTTACGTGACCTGGTTGTTTAGAACCATCGCTAGGAACATCCCAAAACAACAAATCACCTGGGATTGGCATTTGATTAGGTGGAATCCATAGACCACATTTATTATTATCAGAGTTGCTACCAGTACCAAATTGCGAATAAGTGTTTCCACCAATTGTAATACCAATTTGTCGGTAACCCCATTGTACTAAACCAGAACAGTCAAAATAACCACCGCTATTTTTACCTGGAGTGTTTGGTGTTTCACGGTAATGAGCTCCACTAGTATCTTGACTATATTGAGCACCAAATTGTTGGCGTAGGTAATAATTTAATGCTTCAACAGCACTTGTAAGAACCTGAGAAGTAACATTGTTTTGTGAATTGATACCAAGATATGATTGAGTATTGGTTATGGTAGATTGTTGAATTACTTGTTGAGGGCCTGGTGATGATACTTGAGATTGATCAGCCCATGATATTTCAATATATGCATAATCAACAGCAACTTTATTGCTCCATTGAGTTGGGTCACCAATGGCGGCATTTAGATAAGCAACAACTCCAGGGTGACATTGCACAGCGTTAGAATTAGGTTCTGCTACAGTGGAACCATTTTGATAAACAAGGTTGCCATCTTTATCGACTTTTTGAGTTACAGTTGTTGCTCTAAGTGCTACAACTCTATTGGTTTTAGTATTTGTGAGAAGCAACATTCTTCCGTTATACTTATCTGTTGAATTATAAGCATTTTCAGAAATCCAACTTTTAGCATTATTGATAATATTTGGATCAGGATTAGTTATATAAGAAAATGGAACACTGCAATAATAAATATTTTCATCGGTTTTATTAAGACTTACTGGATTCATTGAACTTGGTCCAGGAAAATATTGTTTATTTTTACCATTTATAGCTGCAGTTTTTAAAGCTATAGCTCTTGATACAGAAAAATTAGTTCCCACGCCACCATCTGGTGCAGCAGTATCTTTTACAGTTTGTTGTTTACCATAAACATATTTATTGTTAGAATTACTTTGACCGCTAGTAATATTATTAACACCAACAATAGTTGCAATAGTTTGTACTGTAGTTTGATTGATTGTGCTATTATAATTATCTTGGTTTTTAGCAATAGTACCAGCTAAATCAAGAAATTTTTGAGGAACTGGTGCAACATGAATTCTACTAGGATCCCAACCGGCTACCTTAGTTAATAAATTAACAACAACTTGCGAGATACCACCATCATTTAAAGTTGCATTGCTGCTAGCTGCAGAACTATCCATGTAGTTAAGTAGCAATGATTGGTATTCCAACAAAGTGTCATCCCAGTATGTTTGCTGGAGGTTTCTTAATGTGCACGATGCTTGGATTTGAATGGGTGTAGGAACCAATGTTTCAATAGGTGCTAACGTTACATAACCTGTAAAAACTTGTACATAATTAGTTCTTTTAAGGAACACGGTAATTTTGTCCATAGTATTAATTACACGGTTATATTTGCGTCTTGGGTTTGCAAGCGTAGCGTTAAAAGTACTAACTGCATTTAAATTGCGAGTAACTTGAAAATTCATTATATCATTAGATACGTCAAGAACACCGTTTTTTAACGTGCTAATAGTGCAGCTAATATCTGGTGTATAAGTAAAAGTACCTGCGTTATTAAGACCCATTATTTTGGCAATCCTTGAATTAAGTTGGTACCGGAAACTAATACATTAACGTTGATCCAATTTGAACCATATGCATTTTGCGTAGCAGCGGTTGGTGCAAAAGTGGTTGATGATGTAACACTAGTTGTTGAATTTAGATAAGAAGGAGTATTTGCAGCAGTTATGCTAGTTGTATTAGGATTAATCACTATCATATTATAGTTTGTCATATAGACATTTTGAAATCTAATATAGTTTTTTTCTACTTGTTGAATCCAACCGCTATATTTTAAAGAAGACAAAGGTTGTTGGCTAATAAGCGTGTTGTAAATTGGCGAACTTTTATCACTATTGTTGTAATAGTTTAATATCATGGGGGTATTTGTACTACCATTAACAAGAGATTGCTGATGTTTTCTCATGATATCTTGGAAATATTGCATTTTACCGAAACCATCTTTAGGGTCAAAATTTTCAAACCCAAGATCAGCGGCTTTGCTTGTGCCAACCAATGGCCATGATATAGAAAATTGCACAGAAGTTTCACCACGACGAATTGGCATCCAGCTAACTCCATTGCGTACTTGTCCACTGTTAAATTCAGTTATTGAAGCCGTCGCAAAAGTCTGCATCCATATTTCAAATGTGATGCTTTTATTACCGTCGTATAGAGTTACTGTTGCGTTCCCAGCCATTGCTGCCAGCTTTCATTGCTACTAACATTAGTAACTTCATGCATCATGCCTGTGCTGCTCCATGCCATTCCATTAAATGTTACGGTTTGTCTTCCTGGTTGCACAATAGGGTTAGATATTTTGCAGTTAGAATATGAATAATCTTGAATCATTGTTATTTCCCAGTTAAGTTAAGATTTACGCTAGTAGTGGTAAAACCAATATAATCGGCATTATATCCAACACCATTGGTTATTCTGTTTAATGCATCATTTGTTACTGCAGTAGATAATTGAGTACTGCTACTTAAATCTCCGTCTACTTCAAAAGCCATATTGTATTGATAAGTTACAGTGTCAACTCCCCAACCTATTTGCATTTGCTCCAACCATACGTTCATAGTGATACCTTGGCTAGCAACATTCAAAGTCATACTAGTTTTATTTTTATTTTGATTGTCTTGCATCGTTTTAAACTGGCTATATAGATTCAAAAGTCTTTGTCTACTTCCAGCTTCACCTTGCAAAAATACTGTATTAACTCGTGTAGACAACAATTGTGTTACACGTCCACCAATCGTACTATAACTGCTTGTATTCATTTGATACGTCCAAGAAAGACTATTTACATTGAACGGGAAACTGTATGTTATTCCTGTTGTGTTATCGGTTAAGGTCGCAGTTTCGTACTTGTTGTCAAACTGTGTTGCCATTTTTATGCACCACTTGGATTATTTACACGAGCACTAGGGCTTGTTGCAGCAGCATTTGCACTTTGAACTGTAGCAGTAATAATGTTTTGTAGACCAGGTGCTAGGTTCACTTGTACTGTTACTCCATTAGAGGTTGTTGCAGAAGAAGATCCTCCAGCACCAAGACCTGTTGAATTAAACCCTACACTATTTAAAGATTGTGATAAGTTGCTATTGTCTGTTGAACCCAACAAAGTAGAATTGGCTGGCACTCCTTGTGTTCCTGTTCCTGGTGTTCCTAATGCAACATTAGACGGTCCGGCATTAGATGAAATACCTCTTGATTGTTTAATAATTTCCCATGCCCAAACAACGGCCTGCTGTGGCGTAGTTACGTCAGTAACACCAAGTTGCGGAAGAATAATACCTAACTTAATAGCGTATGGGTTGAGGTCTGAAGGCTTTTGAATTGAATTAACTGGTATACCAAGGTTAACCAACAATCCTAACATTGCGTTAGATTGCAATTTTTGTGCTTGAGCACCACTCATGTTTTGAGCAGCTGCATAAGCATTCATAAAAGAAACACCGGCTTGTTGTGCAAACAAAGCAGTACCAAGAGTAGTACCCATAAGTTCTTGACCAGTCATACCAGCATTTGCAGCAATTTGATTGCCAGCACCAAATGCAGCAGATGATTTACCCATTGCTATTGCTGCTTGTCCTTGATAACCAAGACTTGCTGATTTAGCTACACCCATTTGATAAGCCATGTCGGTATATGACATTGGAGTGTTACCAATTTGACTAGCAGATGTTCTAGCATTATAAAGTCCAGACATCATTTGATTTGGATTAACTCCATAAGCAAGAGCAGTATTTATTGTTTGTTGAGTTTCTCCATGACTTAAACCATATTTAGTTTGCGCTGTATAATCAAGATTCTTGTAATTGGTTTCAGCACCACCTTTTAGACCAAGTTGCATAGCTGCCATAGATGCTGTTTGTGCATCTTGACTACTATAGGTCATTCCTAAACCGTGTTGCATAGAATATAAATAATTTGAAGCTTGAAAATTCAATGCATTATTACCATTCCATGGCATGTATTGTACTTGACCACCAGTAACATTAGCAAGTGATTGTGAAGGATATGAATATCCGCCCAAAACTGCGTTCTGTGTTCCTCTTATTGCATTGAAAGTACCAGCACCCAAGCTAGCATACTTGGCAGCAGTAATAGCAGCTGGAGATTGAGTAAATTTTTCTACAGCATTGCCAAGTTTCTCTAATATTTTTGTTTGTGTATCGCTAAAATTACCTTCTCCAGCATTTTTATTTGTAGCCATAGCACTTAAAATACCGGCAAGTTGACCTAATGCTCCACCTATTCCAGGGATTATTCCGAGTGCACTTTGACTTATAGCACCCATTCCACCGTGAATTGCTTGAGAAGTAAGTGCATTATAATTACCTTGATTCAAAAGTTGTTGAGCTTCATTACTAAATCCACCACTTTTATTAAGTAATGGTTCTAACATTGCTTGATTTTTAATTACATCGCGTATATTTTGTGGTACTGGACGTGGAGTTTGATGCGTACCAAAACCATATGTACGAAGAGGGTTGCTATATTCTGCAGCACCAGCACCTTCTGTTCCATGTGGTGTTTGATTCATTGGGTCAAATTCATCGTCAAATTCACCCATGTCGTTGCTTGTTCCACGGCCACCGCCACCACCACGGCCTCTACCAGATCCACTAGCATTACCAAGTTCTTCTGGAGTTGGCCTTATAGTGGCATGTTTTCCAAAGAAAGTGGGTTGGTTGTAGTCAGCAAATTGTGACGACATAGCGCTGGGTGAATTAAATGGATCAACTTGCCGTTGACGAGCTTGGTTGGCAGCAGCTGCATATTGCATTGGACTAGCGAGAGGATTAGAAAAACCATTTTGTCCTTGAGGAGCATATCCATCAATACGGCTTGTAAGCTGCGCAACACTGTTGGAACTTCCCATGATTTGAGTAATCGTTTGTAAGCTATTTCTTAAAGTTGTATCATTGGTATTGATAGACTTTGTAATTTCATCAAGCATTGTTTTTATGCCTAGCAAAACTTCATCTTTAAGATCTAATTTTTCACGTAAAGAATCAGCTTTTCCCATGGTTGTGTCCATTGAAAGATTGATAGCCTCCCAAGAATCATGCATATCTTTACTAATGCTAGCAAGACCTGCCCAACTAGACGAAATGGGTCCTGTATTATCAGGGAATTCAAATTCTAACTGTATCGGATCTGCCATTATTCATCATCTCCAATCTCGTCTAAATTAATACCACCCAATGCATCTAAGAAATTAACCTGTGCAATGGGTTCATTATCCATTTCTTTAAGCTGTTTATCAATGTCGCTAAACATGTCCATAAGTTCTGCAGCTTCTTCAATACTTTCAGGTGCCATCCATTGAACACCATCATTGCCACTTATTTCTTGTTGTTGCTTATTTTCCATGTAATCTTTATACAATGAAGGATTATTAATAAACATCATTTGTTCAAACTTTGCAGTCTCAAAATCAATTTCTTCTTTTTTGTTGCGACGAATCACAGCAGAAAGCATGGCTTCTTGAACTGAATTAAGATCAGCTTGGTTTAGTAAACCTCGAAGATAAGCTAACTCGCTCATCTCAATAACGTAAGGATCTACTTCCCACCTTTTGGGGTATCATTTTCCTCTTCAGTTTGCTCAAATACGCTTTGACGAACAAGAGGTTCAATGATATTTAATTCTTGAAGTATAAAAATAACTTTGGTTTCCAGCATTTCAATTTCTTCATAAAGAATATCGATAACGGTGTCATACCAGTTGTTAACAATATACTCATACTTTTGTCTAATGACATTAATACCTTTACTAAGAGGTACCATATCACGGCCATCTACACTAATAAGGCCAGCTGCTACTACAGAAGCCTTGTAAGCACGACCGTAACCGATCGTTTCAATAAATGGTTTAGCCAGTAGACTAACTTCTAACTTTTCATTGATCGTTAGCGTCCTTACCACGAACTTGTGATAAGGAATACGATCTACTTCTTTTTCTAGTTTACCAAGAAATAGTAAACCTTCAAACTCGTCTTTCCACTCGTTAGGGAATGCATCAATCCCCTTACTTTCGGTCTGAGGAAGGTCTTCAATTCCCCATCCGTTTTCAATGTCTGTTGTCATGTTACCTTTGGATCTAGGGCCTTTCGGCCTACCAGTTGATTTAACTAGTTTTTGTTAAGCACTCGGACGTAAGGCTTCTTAACCCTACGGCTACGAAGGTCAATTGTTGCGAAGAATTGACCGTTAGTACCTGAAGCAGGAGCAGTAAGAACTGTACCTACAACGTTGTTAGCAAGAGCAGTACCAGTTACAACACCAAGGCTGCTTACAGAAGCAGTAGTGTTAGTTGGAACAGCTAGGTAACCAGCGTTGCTTGAACCGCTTACAGCAACTGTTGCACCAACAGCTACACCAGAAGCAACGGCAGCCTTAGGGCAAGTACCTTCGATTTGAACAAATCCAAAGTTACCAGCTGGGATGTTAACTAGAGCAATTCCAGCAAATTCACCAGCCTTAGTACCAACAGTAACAACGTTACCACCTGTACCAGAAAGTGTTGTGTTAACACTTACAGGGTAAGAAGTTCCAAGACCATCAACCTTAACTAGCAAGCTGATACCAGAAGCAGTTGAGATGTAACGGTTATTGTAGTCCTGCCATACAGTAGCCCAACCACCAGAGATGGTAGAAGCAGTACCGTTGTAAGCAAGTGCAAAACGTGAACCGTCTGGACCAATAAGTGTGACGCTTGTGGCATCACCAGATAGGGTTGCATTAGCAAATTGAGCACCAGTGTTAGTACCGTCTTCTCCACCAGCTGAGTAACCCTGAGCAGCAAATCCAGCAAGGCTGAATGATGTGGCAGTTGGGCTTACGCTAGTGAGCAGAGTAAGTGGGCTAATCTGGGCGTTAATTCCAGTTGAAGATTGAGCAGGTACGTAACCTGTAGTTGCTGTAGTGGTGTCCAGGTTAACTGAAACAACGCTAATAACATTCTGACGAGCACCTAGGCTAATCTTTGAGAATGTCTCAGCATCTACTACATATTGGACTCCAGGGATCATCTTACGGTGATCCGGGAGAATAGCTTGTCCAACACCGGCTTGGAGTTGGATTACAAATGAACGTGCAGACATTTTAAGTTTACCTTTCTTAGAGCAGTTCTTTTCTTGAACGATACGTGATTGTGATAATTTTTGGGATTGTCATTGTACCAATTTGAATCATTTCATCAATGGTCACATTGGTAACGACACAGCCCTGGTACACAATCTTGCGCTGAGTACCGTCAGGCTTATTAATGACCTTGATACAGGTTACTTCACCCTGTGCCAACTGGGCCTTGAAAACATCAAGGAGGTCACTGGCAGTTGTAAATTCTCCACCAAGCTGAGCCCAGACTTCCGCATTCCATTGTTCCAAGAATGTAATTTCAAGTGCTCCAGCATTTAGAGCAATTGGCAATGCGATTTCAATAGGATATGGCGAATCAAGTGGTTGAATCGGTTGTGGTGTGTTTACAGGTTGAGGAGCGCGTTCGTTAATTACCTGTGCGTAAATCAATGGTTGACCATTGTATACGAACGCTGTATATCCTCCACCTACACGGAAAGTAGACTTTGCCATTTTTTCTCCTAGTAGACTACAAAGTTACTCTGAGCATTCTGAGTAATTACAGTACCAGTTTGAGTGTTTAGACTCATTGTAACCTGGATGTAGTTAATCGGATATGTCGGAGCATATTGGAATGTGACGTTTACGGTTGTTGGTGTAGCTGGGTTGAGCGACAATGCCAAGTTTTGATAAGCTTGGATAAGGCCATTGCTCAATTGATTAGTCAATGTTGCTTGTACAGTACCTAGAACGGCTGCAGAAGTCACATTGGTAAGTGGGCCACCAATAAGCTTGCTATTAACAAGATCAGATTTTACAGCTTTGGCAAGTTGGTCACTGATAGCATTAATAGAAATTTCTTGAGTTACCCACGAAGTAGTGTTTGTGGTTAATCCCTGGTAAACCCAGAAATAACCGTCACGCTTTTGGCGTACAACAGTAACACCATAAGTTAAGTAGTTGGTGGCTGCATCAACATCACTAATTTGATTAGGAATTGAATTGAAACCATTAACGTTCTTATTAGTAATTGGAGTTGCTACAGTTGGTTGTCCAGTGTAAAGACCAGCCAAAGCTGCTGCAACGTAGTATCCTGGAATGTTAAAACTTGCAGTGCTCAAACCAGTAGTTGGATTAAAACCAGGGTTGTAATTGATTACTGGTGGGTATGAAAGTGTAACGCGTGTGCTGTTGAAACCACTAGCCAATGCTTGCATTTGAGAAGCAGTAACGCCATTAGCAGTACCATCTACACCTACAAAAGCACGTTGTAGAATTCCGTATTGTTGTTGGTTGTTGAGGTAAGTATTGATTCCACTTGCCACTGTGCTTGCACCATAAGGAATGATTTGACCAGCAGTTGCACCACTTGTACTTACAAATGAATAGAGTGGAACGATAACATCGACACCAACAAGGTTCATTAAGTAAGTTGGGTCACTTGTAGTTCCGCTAGTTGCAACAAATACACGTGCCCAGTCATTGTATGCTGCTGGACCAGTTCCTGAAGATGAAATTCTGGCAACTGGCATAACACTTACAGTGCTAGCACCATTTTGGAAAGCAAATTGAGCAGCTAGAGTAGCTGGGTTAAGAACAGTTGTACCGCTAACAGCTGCACCAACAACTTGTGAAAGATTGTTAAAACTGTAGTAAGTACCGTAAGCACCCCATGCGTGACCATAAGTAATACCAATTGTTCCACTAGGAAGTCCTGTAGAAGCACTGATACCACTTGTAGTTAAGTAACTGTAGGGTCCACCGCTAGGTGTAGAAATATTAAAGTTAACACCGTAAGTACCAGTAACGGTAGTATTACCGCTTGCCCAAGTTACTGTAAAACCAGAGTAAGAGGCGTAAGCACCAGTTGATGTGGTGTTAACCATTGGGGTTGTAAGTTGACCAATAACTGTTCCACTTGTTGGTACGGCAACAGTAAATGTGTCAGTAGTAGCACCTGGGGTAGGCTGGTCAGCAACGATAGCAATGTTGAGATTGTTGTTATTAACAGTAGATAGCGATGTACCCGACTGGGATACATAAACTCCTGGTATAACGTAGTTGGAAATAGGCATACATTCTCCTTCACGGTCTTATGCAGAATCTGCGTAGTTTTACAACACTTCTTTTGATAGTTTTATTAAGCGACTGGGTACCAAGGTGTTCCCGGCTGGTATAAAGAAGAAACAGACGGGTAATATGGAGTTCCAGAAGCAGCAATTGAGGTAATTTGTGGTACGCCATAGTCGTATTTTGTAGCGTAAAAATCGCCAATACAATTAATGCGAATACTGGCTTCATAAGTTAATTCTTCAGGACTAAATGGTGTTCCTGCACTGATGCTGTCACCTAAATTGCTATAAGTACTAGGCAACAAGGTAAGACCAATCAACGAATTATTATAAATGCTGTTGTAGAAAGCGTAACTTCCAGCACTTCCAGGACCCATAAGAATAAGGTTGGAAACGCTATCCATTAATCGGTCACGTTCTTCAGAGTGCATAGCCATAATTTGTAGATCGATACTGCCTTCAAAATACCCAGACCGGTCTACAATGTCACCAGGATAAGTGGTTCCACTAATTACAACACCACTTGGAGCAATAGAGTAAGTGTCAGGGTTTAAACCAAACCATTGAACTTTGCTTGCTCGAAATTGCACAAGAATAGTTGGCCACGCTACTAACTCTTGCGGATACTCAATAGTTATACTATTAGGAGTAAGATCAAGACTTGTATCTGATGGTGTTCCAACATGAATAGCATTAAATCCTGCATCCAGTGCTTCTACTATAGCTGTTTTAACTGCTGTAATAAACATATTAAGCTAACTCTCTGCCGTATATAACCATGCTGACATCATTTTTTAATCGTGTGTGGAGCAACATTTCTACAATATTGGTAGATCTTGCATTTCTAGACCATTCATCTACACTCATTTGCAATGAACGTTGAATAAAATTTAAACCAGTTTTTGCTGGATACATCCACTCTGGTTTCCCATCAGTTATTCTTCCGCTTTTAGCTGATCTATTGATTATCGGAACTTTTCCAATAGTGTCGGCGCTTGCTCTACGAAAATATAACGTTCCACCAGGACTTCTTACAGGAATAATTTTACCTGCCAATTCTTCCATTGGGTGTTCTTTGATGCCTTGATCCAAATCTATCATGTAATCTTTGTTATCTGGAAATTGCATTCCAATAACGCCAATATCCCAATATGGCGTAAGACTTGTAAGACCTTCACCGGTTTTACGTGGTCCAATAATTTGAGCAATTTCTACAGCTCTACGAGAAATTTGTTGGGTAACAAATTCCGGGACTGGAACCATATTGTCTAATTCGCTCATATTACCGGTACGTTGTAGTAGGGACTACTTGGGAATACATTTTCCAAAGTACATGTTTGATTTACATATGTTGTTGTGTTGTAACTGATTCCAGGACCAGTACGAATGCTTTGTGGAGTAACTGCACTAACCTGGAATCGTTCACCAAGTGAAGTTGGTGTTCCTTGATTCCACTGGTTTACACGTACAACAAGGTCACCGGTTCTAATCTCTGGATACCAGCTTAATTGGACTTGTGGGTTGTTCTTCCAGAATTGCCCTGTAGTGAGGTTAGAACGGATTTGAGGGGTGTCTGCGGCCAACATATAGAGGTGGTAGCAGACATTCTTAAAACCGCCTGTAAACGTGGTTCCAAAGCAGTCTGGGCAGTAGCTATTACCAGTTTGACGATAAACACTGCTGACACGACTTTGGACGCTTGCAGTAGGCTGAGAAGGGTTTGGACTATCCTGGCAAGTTAGACAATAAGTGACTAAACCAAGGGCAGCATCTTCTGCACGCCAAAGTTGACGAACAATAATTTCTTCCCCAAACCATTGCAGGGTTTCATCATGGAATCTTTGTTGGTTGGTTTGTGCCCAAATATCTTTCTGTTTTACAACAAGAAGTGGACTTTCAACTTGATAATTAAGTCCTGTACCCGTACCTGATACTACTGGACCTGGCTGTGGATCGATACCTGACACACTATGCTCCACCCATGTTTACAGCAGCGTACTGGAAGTGAGGACGTGCTGGGTTTGTGAACATGCGTGGAATAAGACCACCAGCAACAAGAAGGCTTCGCTTAGATCCAACCATGTATTGACGTTTCATTTGACGAAGCTGCTTATCAGCAACTTCTTTGTCAAATAGGTAAAGTTGCCACCAACGGTTGTAGTAGTCTCTACGGTCCATCCAGGCAGCATTCATACCATTTGGAGTAGGTTGTTCGATGTAGTTACGGGCAATGTGTTTTAGAAAGTGAGCATACGTCTGTGTAGCCAATACCCCGTAATAAGTAGTTGGGAATGGCACAGTAGCATTCATACCAACTTCATAAGCTGGGCTAAATATAGGTTGGAATTCAAAATTGATATAATCCATGGTTTCGTCTTGCATAACCATAGCTACTTCTTCATACATCATAAAACCACTTTGTTGTAGTTCTTGCAAGTATGGTCCACCCGATGTACTATCAAAACTTTTGTCTAATCGGTGAACAATATTGGTAACCATTTGACGAGTTTGAGTATCTAGATTGCTCCAATAAGGCATTTGATCAGTAATAACAAAATTATCTTGATATATTCTTGGACTTCCGTTAATAGAATAATTCCAGATAACAGTGTAATTACCTTGGATTGAAGTCTGGTTTGAGTTCAAAGTATATTGATACGTACCCAAACTTTCATAAGTGGCTTGTCCAGAAGCTAAAACTACTACTCCATTATCAGAGTTTGTAATACTAAGCCAAACGTATTGATTATCAGGATCTGATAAAGTACCGCTGACATACGTTGTTATACCAACTGGCTCTGCAGCATATTGTGGTATGGGACGTTGTCTCATTAATTAACTACCAATATAAGATAGTGAGAGATATGTTGTTTGCGGACCATTAACTGATCCAGCTATAACATAATTAGATCCTGATGCGCTAGTTACTACAAGGTTTAATCCATAGTTAGCACCCAAGTAAAGAATGTCTGAAAATACGATGGTTTCAGGGTAAATACCTGGAGTTCCACTTGCTGCTATGTAGTTGTTTGCACCAATGTAATATCCAGTATTTGTGGCACCACCACTAATGTTAGCATTACTATAAACACCAATTTGAAGTCCATAAACACCTGCAACTATAGGGTTTGAACCACCACTGGCACTGAGACCAACTGATGCATTAATTTGATAATAACCGGCTGTTGGAACAACAAGTTTTGTACTAGAACCACTAAAGGCTGCGAGTGTAACACCACCGGTTGTAAAACCATAAGTACCAGTAACAGTAGTACCAACTGCAGTTCCCACTGAACCACTTGGTACTAATGTGCCGCTTGAAGCATACATTCTTCCCTTAGGAATACCAGAAATAGTAACTCCACTAAAAGTTGCTACAGCATTATTTGCAATTGTAAAATTAGTAAAATTGGCTGTTCCACTAACTGCTATACCACCAGTACCACTTAACGACAAAGTACCAGTAGCAGTAAGATTTGATACGTCAAAGTCAGTGGGTGTAGGACCAGCTACCCATGGAATGTTTGTCCCAGTAATAGCAATTGATCCTTCAGCACCTCTTTGAACAACTTGTGCAACAGTTGAAGTAGTTCCAGGACCAATATAAACAATTTCTGGTGCAATAGTAGTACCATAATAGCCAGGGGCTAAAGTAATTGCCATGTATTGGTTAGCTGGAATGGTCAGGTTAGGGAAGCCAGTACCAGTAATTGTTAACTGACTTGTAGAAACTATACCACTGACAACGCCTGAATAGAAATTAGCACGATAACGATTAGTCATTTATCCTACTTTGCAGGTGGTGTGTGAATTGATTGAGCATTAATTGCAGAAGTATTAAAGCGTAGGTAGGTCTGTGGCAAACGACCATCCTGATTGACGTGGCAATAGCTCGGATCTCCGGCCTGTCCATGGGACACCGTGAGGGGGTTTTTTGCATTTGCACCAGACACGTCTACGACAAGTGCTGTGTGCCAGCCGGTTCCTGGGCCATAAACGATTACGTCTCCTGGAAGAACATCTTTGAGGGCAATCTTGGTTCCGTGTGCCAGAAGTGTGCCGGTGTAGCCGGTGTGGTTGTAGCTTTGAGCATTTGGATCAGGAGCACCAGCCCAGTTGTAGCAGAGGGTGACAAAGGCTGAGCAGTCAGCAGTTACTGGCATTTTTCCTGGGTGTCCAATACCAGACATACGG